TTTTTTGTTTTGGTTTTACCACCACCACCTCCGCCGCCACTAGATTTTTTACCTGGTGGTGGATTTCCAAATCCCATTGATGGTGGTGCTTTAGCTCTTGTGCTTCTACCCCTTCCATAACCACCAACACCTTGATATTTACCGCCCCCTCTAAATTCTGTTCTACCATCAGGTGATATTGCCATATCTTCTTCTATAATATCTTTTGCAGACTTATCAGCTATTACATTTAAATTATTTGCTAAATTAATTAATGCTAAACCTTTTTTAACTTTATTAGGAACAAAAGTACCAAAAGCTGCGTTAACTAAAAAAGGAGATACAAACTTTACAAAATTTGTACCTTTAGTAATAGTTTTTTTTACAAAGCTAGGTTTAGGTGTAAATGAAGGTGTATAATTTATACCACCTCTAACATTTATTGATTCAGGGTTTTGTGATGGATCACCGACTTTATTAATATCAAACACAGTAGGTGCATTTGGTATGTTTATTTCTGTTACTTGGGACTTACTAGTATTATCAAATCCTGCATCAGAACCTACTTCACCTGGCCCTGGACTAAAATCAGATTGAGCAGCATCTTTACCACCTCTAAGACCTACACGTTTTACTTGTCCACCTTTAGCCATTTTAGGTTTTCCTGGTGATCCAACATATTCTCTAAGTCTTGTATTAATCATTCCATATATTTCATCTTCAGAATAGCCAAAATTTTCTGATAACTCTTTTACTTTTTCAGGTAGATACTGATCTCTAAAAAACTGATAACCTTTCATTGTGCCATCTTCAGGTTCACCTAAACCTGCACTTCCAGGGCCTAACATAATTTTAGCTACATTTTCTATTTCGTTTGGTAATGCATCTTCAGGAATAGGATTATATGTTGTAGTATCAATCTGTAATCCTCTTGGTAGATCATCTAAATTGTTTGTTTCAGCCATTATTGAATTCCTTGAAAACTAGACATGAAATCTGTAACTGCAACTTTAGCATCTTCTTCTGGTATTCCCATTTGTATTCTTTGGTTCTCTAACATATCTGCTACGATGTTTTGATCCATACCGCTTCTAATACCTATAATTGCATTACCAATATTTTTTTGAAATTCTGTTATGGGACTAGCCATACCTTTTTTAGTAAAAGGATTAGATTCTATTGTTGCTACTATCTGTGGTGCATCTTCTGAATCACTGTCATCTCCTACCATAATTGGGCCTGCCATTATTTTTTCTCTAGGTATATTTGGTGATTTTGTATTTTTTTTATTAAAAACTTTTTGTGCTAAATCAGTTAATAATCCAGAACGTGTAAGTATTTTTGCAATACCTTGTGGTTCAGCTGTTCCACTAGCTAATTGAACTCTACCACCTTTAGCTAATTCTACTATACCTTTTTTAATATTATACTCTTCATCTAACATATCCATTTCATCTTGATCTAATAATCTTATGTCTTTGCCAAACATATCAAGAGCCATTTGACTTTTTTCAGGATCGTCTGATCCCTCTCCTAATTGAACTCTACCACCTTTTGCATATTTTTTAAGTATTAATCCTATTTCTTGATCTAGTTCTATGACTTTATCATCGTCACCTTTTTCCATAGCTTCTTCTCTTAGAGTATATAACTGTTTTAATCTATTGCCACTTGGCCCCGAACCATCGCCATATTTTTCTCTAGTTTGTGCAATACCACCTGTTTGACCAAAACCTCTATCGAATCCTTCTGAATATTCAGCATAGTATTCATTTACTGCATTGTTGTAATCTTCTTCTGTAAATTCTATTCCTTTATCTTCTTTTTCTTTTTTCTTAGCATCTATGTATTGAGCAAGTGATACACCACCTGATATTAAAGTTGTAGGACTTGTTATTGTATCTATTGCAACTTCTTTTATGCTAGCTGTATCTTTACCTTTAGCTAGTGCATCAAATTGTTTACTAGCACCTTTATCTATCTGTTGTGCTAAACTAGTTCCTCTTAAATCACCTGGTGCTGTTTCTACTCCAGTTGGACTATCCATTGACCCAAATGTTTCTCCTGGTGCTCTTTTACCAAATCCAACTTCTTCTCCACCAAACATTCCATATTTAGATCCACCATAACCAACTGGTTTAATACCTTCAAACTTAACGTAAGGTGCAGCTGTCAGTGCTAGTTTCATTGGATCTATACCACCTGTAGCTTTTGCTGAACCTGCTGCATAGATTAGTGGAGCGTATGGGCCTAAGAAAGGAGCGGCTACCATCAAAGGTTTAGCTATTTCTTTTGGTACTAATTTTTGTGCTACCTTTACAAAAGGCTTTGTAACTTTTTTAAAAGTTTTTTTAAGAAAACTACCAAGTCCATATTGTTCTCTAGGAACAACTCCAAGGCCACCGCCTCTGTACATTTGTCTTTTCATCATTGTTCTATTGATTGCCATAATTATTCATCTGATGCAGCACCTAATGGTGGCATCTCCGCTACTTTAATTTTAACTGATCTAGTAACATCTGCTCTTACTGTATCTGTTTCTGGGTTTGCAATATCATCTTCTGCTTCTTTATCAGAAGAATACTCATAATTAGTTTTAGTATTTCTTAAAACTATCTCGGCTTCACACTCAACAACAGGCACTTGTTTGCCGTTTATTGTTTCGTAGCGAACTGAACCTGGTTCTTTAAATGCCATAATTTAATCCCTATTCAATTGTAACATAGATAAAATAACATGCAATCTATCTGCAGTTGTAGCTTGCACTTTTATCTGTTCTCCTTCCGTTAAAATTAACGGATTTGTTAACAAATCTACTGTACTATTAGCATTAATAGCCTGACTTTTAAACAAATTAAATATACCATCTGAGGTATCCACTATAGTTATCTCTATAGTGTCATTGTTTGCAGAGTCATTTGATACTATAAAAGACTTAACAATTGCAGTAGTAGCTGCAGGAACTGTAAAAATACTAGTATTTCCAGTAGTTGTCAAATCAGACTTTACGTTTGTATATATATTAGCCACTTAAAAACCAAGAAAATCGTTCTTGCTCCTCTTTTATTTCGTTTAAATAGGTAGAATTTAGCTGTTCTGCGAGACTAGCTAATGATCTATTGATTTGTTTCTGGTTAGAAACATCATATTTCTCTTTAGGTTCTGGTACTCTTATAATAATTTTAGCCATTATCTTCTACCATCTGGTTGTATATCTATCTTAAATGTGCCAAATCTCCAAGATTCACTGACAGCATCGTTCTCTATCTTTATATTAACATATCTACCCCTAGCACGTGTATCTTTTTTATTTGTTGATGGGGTAATTGTAAACGGACTTAGTGAAGTGTTTGTTGAAGATTGTTGTGGAAATCGTTTGACTGCCAAGGTAACTTTTGCATTTCCTTGTAGATTTTTAAAATCTGGTATAAATCTTCTAACAGCTAAGAAAAACTCTCCTTCTCCCATTTCTGGATTTGCTATATCAAAGTCAAAAGATTGTATAAAAGATGAAATAGTAGTTGTAGTTCCATTTGGATTAACTTGATCTGTTCCTACCTCATGTTCAAAATATGTAGTTTGTCCTAAACCTGATTCACCTACGATAGCAGGAAAAGTTCCTGATGCAGAAACATCGTATTTTGTAGCAAAAGGATTTTGATACACAGTTGCATCCATCCAACTTGTTCTAGCTTCTGTCCCTGTATACCAAGTATTTTCTCCATAATTATATACTACATATTTATCATTATATTCTGATCCACTAGATGGATAGTACCAAATTATTTCTGTGTATAGATTATTTAAACCAGCATAAACTTGTTGGCCTTTTGTAGTATCAAAATTATCATAAACAAAATCTTCCACAGTGCATGGTAGTGATTTAACTGTACCATCGAATAAAAAGAAACCTTTTGCTGACATCCAAAAAGCAGCACCATCTATTTCTACGGCAGCATTCTTTCCTATGATACCACAGTTTGTACCAACTTGATCAAAACCAAATGTAAAAGGAGCACCTACAAATTTCATTGTGTATAGCGCGTTGTCTGTCCAAATTAATATATTTTCTTTTGCTTTAGTTGCAGCTAGAATTTTAGTTCCGTCTTGTAATCTTTGAGACCCTGCTGTATTTGTTGCGGTAGGTGTGTATGTGTTTATAGCTTCTCTATCTGAAAATCGTATAAACATATTGTCTTGAGTTGATGATGTTCCTATTGTTGTTTCAGTGCCAAGATGAATTAAGTGTCTAGTTGTTGGAGATATTAAAGTAACTCTACTAGCTGTAGGGTTGTTAGTTGTTTGAAAATTAGATGTTGTTGTTGATGCACGATTTGATAAAGCTGATGCAGCACCTGCATTCCAAGTAAATGTTTTACCATTTCCAATAGTTGCGATTAATACTTCACCAAAATTACTTAATGACCATAGTCCTGGTTCTAGTGATACGTTAGAAGCTGAAGCTGCTTCACCCC